TGGAGGTGAAAAGCGAGAAGACTATATTTTCGGTTTTGAACAGTTGCCCAATAAAGGAGATATGCTCTTTATAACAGGTGGAGAAAAAGATGTTCTTTCATTATCTGCACATCATTTTCATGCTATCTGCTTCAATAGCGAGAC